AACTCGTGCAGATGAAGGTTCGTTCAAGGTCGATCCACGGGTGTCGCATGGGTTCACGACACACCCGACAGAGTCGGTCTGGGTAATAGGTCATATAGGTTCGAAGACAGTGTTCGTGAATGTAGGCTGACGTTCCCCGGCACTTGCAGGGGGCGAGCATCGTGTTCGGGTGGTCATCCCCGAGGCAAATACGACACTCCATTATCTAGGGGACGTCGATGACGTATAAGTGGAAGGACCCTTTGCCGCCCGCGCCATGACTCGGCGGGCGAGCATGACGATCACCACCAGCGAGACGATGACCAGGATGAGATTGATGAACCATTCGCTCGTCTGCTGGGTCTGAACCGCTGCACGCCGCTTCTCGATTTCAATCTGATTCTGGAGCGCTGTGACCTGTTTGGACAAGGTCGTTGTGGTGGTCCGGAAGTCATCCTTGAGGGAGATGAGCTTCTCCTTGACGGCATCCACTGCGGTCTTCGTGGACGTCTGCTGGGCCTGGCGCTCTGAGAGTGAATTGATGGATTGCACATACGAGACAACCGCCGGAAGCACTTCAGCATTGAGAACACGCCGGCGCTCGGTTGCCATCCAGTCGTCCCCATTCACTAGCGTATAGTACCGAATTCGAGCATCCTGATAGGCTTGTGGGGCCCGGTCCCGAGACCCCTCGGCGGTTTGGAGGGCTGCGAACGCATCGGCAATCTGTTTCTTTCGGTCGAGGACCTGGAGGAGTGCACCCAGCTTCCCATCGAAATCATCCTTGGCCGCCTTGTACGCAGGATAGAGAGAGGGACGCTTTGCCTGAATCCATTCGAGGGTTTGTTGGGGAGACTGTGGTGTCTCGTTCATGTACATCGTCGCAAGCTTCAACGGGAAGAACTGAGTTGGATCTGCACTGTAGATACATCTGGCTTCATTCGAGACGACTCGATTCTCAAGTCCCTTGTCAGCTGGACACACGGGCGCACATTGAATGCCGATCGCGGCAGTAAACCCAGTCGGGCAGGAGAACCCGTTTCCCATTACCCTTTCCGTAGAAAGATTCCGACCGCAACTCCCACGCTCAAGAGCAAAATCGCAAGTCCGGGTGCAACCTCCAGGGGGAGAAAGGCATAGACAAGCAGGCAGAGAATGACGACCGCAAGTTCAACCTGAATGAGGAGGAAGTTCGGAGCCGAGCTGTCCAGGATTGCCTTCCGTTCAATCGCAAGGTCAGAGGCCGGTGCAGTCGGAGGACGAAGCGGCTTGAGCGTGTCGACGAGAGACTTGACCGTGGTGAACGACTCTGTGTACTTCGCGAACTCTGTCCGAATCTGAGAATGCGCGTTGATGTTCGCAGCCATCTGAGACTGCGCGTCCCGAAGGGCATCCTCAACCGTCCTCTTCGACGCAACCTGGTCGGATGCGGTCTTGATCTCAGCATCCACTCGAGCCCGTTCTGTGGTGTACGGGGTAAGGTTGGGTCTCCTCCCGGGGTCGATCATCGGAAGGGACTTGAGCTTGACCTTGACGGCGTTGTCGTACATCGAGACGCAGTACTCTCCAGGAGGATTCCCCGACTCCTGCATGTACTTAAAGCGATCGGGGCATGTGGCTCGACAGAAGACAAGCGTCCCCTTTTCAAATCCCTGCGGACAGGATGAACCAGCTCCCATCTTTACTTACGGTTGGGAATAAACCCATTGACGCCGCCCCACAGCGGCGCAATGAGGCGAACCTCGGCGTTGAGCGCGGGGGACTTCCATCCAAGACGGGGTGCTCCCACCTGCTGCCCTGACGTGATATAGGGAGCCGCCTGGGCCAGCATGCGGACATAGCGCGTGTGCTCTCCGGCCGAGGTGGTGAGACGAACGTGGCGAGGCTCGCTGATTTCAAAGTACGATTCGACCGGCATTTTGTTTACTGGAAGAGAAGTAATGTATACCCCAGGACTCCTCCTGATTGGAGTGCTTGTTCTCGTTGCGCTCGGACAGCGTGAGCATCTCACGATTTCAGCCCCGATGGTCGATATTCGGGGGACGCAAAATGCCGCCGAAACAGACCGGATCTATGGACTTGCACCCGAGAGTCTCAAATCCCTCGCAACGAACAGCAACGCTCCGAATCCGAATCCTGCGGGAGGCGACAAAGCCAAGAATCTGATTGTCGCTATCATCCAGGACTTCCAAGGATCGGTGTATGTCCCAGCGACCGCTCCGATTACGGAGGCCGTCGTTGATTCCTATGTTGCGCGCATCCTCCAAGTGTTCAATACTCGTCCGGATACTCCCACGAACTCCTTCTACAAGACCGCCTTTTCAAACGGGGACGCGAAGCGCTTGGTGATGGCGTACATGGGGCTCACTGCCGATGCAAGTCTCCCACCGGTCAATCCTCTCCCGACGTCCTCGACGACGGCGATCTCGATTCCGAGCCTGCTGGCGAGCATGCGGGACAACCTCCTCGAATACAAAATGACGGGAAATCCTCGCTACAAGAGCGCCTACGACGGAACCAAGACGTGGATGGACCGGTATATCGCATCGTTGAATACGAAGCTCGCCCGGGAATCCGATGCCATCACGGAGGAGGTCACGCGGTATCGCACGGCGAATGCAGACATGACCAAGACGCAGTCCGACTTCCAGCGTGTCAAGACGGAGGGTCCGAAGGCCGAGAACACGTACCTCACCATCAAACAGCAGATGGATCAGATTCCCGTGTTCGATGGCTCGACCAATGCCTACATCAAGGTCGGCATCGCAGGAGGACTTGCGATTGTGGCAGGCGTGCTCTCCTTTGTCTGACGACGGAACAGCATCACCAACACGAGAACGATTGCAAAAATAGCAAACAGGGCAAGATAGAGGTTCAACGTCGATTGCCAGGACGTGTCCTGGAAGGACCGAATGCGACGAAGCGTCTGGAGGGCATCTGTGTTGGTCTTGAGCCCATTGTAGTCCATTTGAATCCGCGCGAGGGTTGCGGTCAGTTCATCGCGATAGGCGTCGCTATTGGGTCCGTTCCGGGCGGCCTGAAGCTCGACCAACATCTGGTCGAGGACCGTGGCCATCTGCTGATTGATGGACTGAATCTGGGGGAGGGCGGTCTGAAGCGTCGTCGGGTCTGTAATCGCCCGCGTGATCAGCGTGTCGTACTGCGTCTTGAGGGCTTTGTACTGCGAGTTGAGGTCTCCGCCTGACGAGGACGAGGGAGGAGGCGGTGGTGTCGTCGCAGAGCCCGAGGGAACACATTTCGCTTCCGTCTCAGAAAACCCGAGGTAATCCCCAGGCCGACACGGCCAGACATCGCGTCCGTCCCGTTCGGCGATGGGATAGGTTGCTGTCGATGCCGGGATGCAGACCGCAGCGTTGTTGCGCAACTCATCGGTGATGTACATCGGAGTCCCGCCAGCCAAGCACTGACCCGCAGACTTCACCCCGGCCTCTCCAATACAAATCAACACAGAGTTCATCGGGGCAGAGGCAAGGTCTCTGGTGGTTCCCGCCGGACAGGTTGCATCGGTGTAGATGCCGAAGCGCTCACGGAGCATTATGTTCACGCAACATTTACGTCTTCCACGCAATAGCGATAGTACAGTGCAGGTCCTGCGACGTCGCTGTGACGCTTAATCTCGAGGATGTCTCCGGGAACTGCACCCAAGACCCGCGCCTGATAGTCCTGCGAATCAATCGAGGGAATCTGGCTCGCGGGATTCGTCAAGGTGTACTGCTTGATGAGGGCTGTCTTCTCATCCTCTGTCAGAATCCGATGCGGCATCGAATACCGGTGCGTCGTCCAGTCGTTCTGGAGGTGCCAGATCCAGAAGAACTGAACCCGGTCCTTGGCGAAGGACTTCATGACGCGAAGGACATTCGCCGAGGGCTTCGCGAGGGGGATGATGATGACACCGTTGGTATAGGAGTTGTCCTCTGCGAACTTGACGAACGTCCGAATGTCGCGCTCAAGGAGACCCTTGTCCTTCTGACTGAAGATGATGAGCGTCGACCCGATGGTATAGAGATTGACCTTATCGAGCTGCCCCGCGTCCACGGGCGTTGTGGTGGTGTCCAGCTTGCGCCGGCCAAGAAATGTGCGAAGCGTCTCGAGTGCCTTGTCCTGCATTGTGCTTGTTGTCTCTCTAGACAGAAAGCGGTTCGTTTTTTCGTGGGATACCATAATGAACCCGACGACACTTCTTGTGGCCGGCCTGTTTGCCCTGATGGTCGTTCTCTATCTTGGACGCGAGCGCTTCCAGCCTGAATTCCTCGACAAACGCCAGGTCGGGAACACCGTTGCCCGCGAGCACTCCTCGTACGAGCAGTACACGAACCACATGGACCCCGCACCCGTTCAGATGGGACCGATTGGGGGCATGCAGACGCCTTTCCAGGTGAACCAGTATAAATCCTTTGTTCCCGTCTAAAGCGGTCTACGCGTCGCCGGAAGTAATCTCAGGAGAGATCATGTCATTTCCACCGTCGATGGTGCGGGCACCCTTCACAGTGACCCCGGAGCGAGAAGCCCCCCGCGTGTCCTTCTTGTATGCGAGAGACATTCAGGCAATGGGTCCACATGACCTTCTCCCAATGGGGTCGGAGTGGATCTCCTGGACGCGCAACGGGTTCTCCATTCCCCAAGCGCAGTTGGATCCGTCGTGGCCGGTCGTACGGATTACGCCGGGGAAGAATACGCAAGGAGGGCTCACGACGATGGACGTTGAACAGTATTTCAGAGGCGGTCGTCGCAAGAAGCGGTCTACGCGTCACGCGAAGAAGAAACGCAATGGAGTTTCGCGATCTTCCCGGCGAGCCGTATAAGAAAAAGAAGATTCCCAAAGCCTTAGCCGAGCAAGTCTGGATTTCCCGCATGGGACATCGCTTTGACGCCAAGTGTTACGTCGCGTGGTGCAAGAATAAGATTTCAGTGTTCGACTATGAATGCGGACACAACATCCCTGAGAGTAAGGGTGGCAAGACGACTCTTGACAACCTCATTCCCATTTGCGCACGCTGCAATCGCAGCATGAGCGATATGTATACCATTGACGAGTGGGTCGCGAAGTACCGCCCTCCGACGACCTCGAGGTTTACATGGCCAAAGTGGCTGATATACAAACGATGAAGGTCTACATCACAGTTCACCTTGAAACCCCATCCCAAGAGACACTTCTACAGCGCTGCTATACAAGCGTTCGACGGGTCCATCCCGACGCCTCCATTGTTCTTGTTCAATCGCAGACGAGTCTCCCCCTTCGCGGAGTCTATGATGCGACGGTCTGCGTGAATCCTGGTCTGTCATCCCTCGGAGCCATCTTCCTTGCAGGTCGCGATGAGGCTCCGTTTGTCTACGTTCTCCATGATAGCATGGTTGTCCTTCGAGAGCTCCCGTCTCTTCCTGACGAGGTCGATGTCCGTCCGATCTATCACTTCCGGGGCAAGATGTGTCGCGAACACTACCCCGTTGCAGAGCGAGTGTTTCGGCATCGCTACGCGGACTTCTTGCAGACCTATACGACCGGATGGTTGGGATGTGCCGTTGTCATCCGCCCCGAGAGTGCACGTCGCATCGTCGGAGAGGACCTCCTTCGACAGATCACGACGAATCTCCGGTTTCAAGCCATGGAGCGCATTCTTCCCGTCCTGGGTTCGATGGCAGGGCTTCGTCTTGGTTCGTCCGTCTGTGGCGACATCTTCGCATCTGACGCAGACCCCTGGCTGCATCTGAGCCGTTCCCAGGAGTCGATTGAGTCCCTACTGTCGATTCAACTCCCGATTGTCAAGACGGTCGGAGGACGTGTGAATGTTCCGCCAGGAGAGGAAGACGTTTACTCCAAGACAGCCGGAAGCCCAATCGCTTCCAACGACTTCCGATAGAACCAGATGAGCCGCACCTGGTCTTGGTCTGACAGTGCCGCAAACCCGAGCTTGAAGGACTTCCAGAGAACCTTACAGGCCTGCAAACACTCTTCGTATCCTCCTCGCTCATAACTGTGCGCGATGAAGAGACGGATAACTTCCCCGGCCCGGTCTTTGACGTAGAGGTAGTTGGTCACCATCTCGGTATAGTCCCCGTAATAGAGTTCGAAGATCGAGGGGTCCTCCAGGTAGACCGCCCAAAACATCTGCTCATCGGCGTGCCCGAGCTTCCGATTCAAGAACTCAAGGAACTTCCCCTCAACTCGCGTACAGAAGGTTTCCATGTAGTCTGCGCGTCCGGTAAAGAACCCGCTGCACAGCGTACAGAGTCCATTGCGGACGACATCCCGGAGCATCGAGGGAGGATAGTAGTCAATCGCACACGTCGAGAACTTGTCTCGGGTGGTCCAGAACACACGGTCGAGCTCTTCGACGTTCCGAAGACCCATGCGCTGAATGCACAGGTTGACCCACGCAAAATGCGTGGACCCGAACGGATTGTCACGAATCGCCTGCTTGAGCATTGCATAGCGGGACATGCAGAACAGATAGTAGGAGGCCGTGTTGCGGCTGTCGGGGGAGGGGTTGGTCTTCCGGTTCTCGAGGAGCTGGTCCCGATACTTGGTCAGCGGGAAGTCCTCAAACGACATCACGACAAACCGAGTCTTCGCGTGGAGATGCGCCGGCCGGATCGCCTTGAGCTTGTCGAGAAACGCTGGCTCGCAAAAGACGATGAGTGGGCGGTCAACTGCAAGGGTTGCCGTTGCATTGGCAAGATAGTGCTCTGCCGGGCGGTTCCGAATGGCGTCGCTCGCATCGGACATGGTTGTGAGGTCAAAGTACCCCGTCACAAGAGTCCACGTCGTGTCCATGCCGGTTTCTTACGGAGTCAGTGTAAACGGAATGATGCTATCGTTGTGGTCTGAGGGAAACCATCCGAGGTCAAGTCCCTTGCGCTCTGCATGCGCCCAGACATTCACCTCCCAGACAGCATGTGGGAGGAGGTCCTCTGCCGCGCGGCGAACTGCGGTGTCGAACTCTGCGACTTTGGACCGATGTGCAATGAAAAACCCGCCTGCAAACCGCCAACAGACAGCGTCTGTGAGAGACGTGGGTGTATGGGTCCAGATCCCAGCCGTTCGAATGCACGGCGTGGACGGGACGTTCAGGGTGCGAAGACGGGTTAGGGTTTCCGTGGGATGCCGGAACACATGCGGAAGTCCAAAGTCGACCCACGTGAACCAGTCAGACTCTGGGGCAAGCTCTGTCGCTCGAACAAGGAATTCGGTCTTCGCGAGGATGACTCGCATATACTCCAGCGTGTCGACGGGGCTTCGGCAAGCTGGCAGGGGGGCCGAGTCTTGAAGTGTCGATGCCGCCCAGGTGTCCTGAAGTGAACACCGGATGACTCGAATGTGAGGCGGAAACGTCCAGTCGAGGGTTTGGTCGAGAAAGAGAAGGAATGGACGCTCGAGTGCAACCAACGTGGCAAACTGGGCTCGATAGGTCTCCAGCGAATGTTTCGATGTGGTCAGAGGGAAGAACGCGCTAACAAACGTGTTCATTGGGTCAGCACTGCGTCAACCACGTAAAACCATTTGTTAGAGGTCCAATGTAGGAAGGCTCGGCTTCTCGTCGGGGCGTGTCCCGTTCGTCCTGTGCTGAACGACCTCATCCCAGAAGGCCTGGAGCTGGGGGAGGTGGTCTGAGAGCCAGTTGGGGTCCTTGGGGACAAAGTCCTTCTTGATGGACTGCAGGATCCAGTAAATCATCTGATACTCGTCGCTGTGCGTGTCCACATCATAGACGACCTTTCCGTCCTCATAGACCGCGAAGACTCCCTTCTGCTTGTCGGACTTCGACCACTCTGTATAGTTGACCTGCTTGAAGCGAAACTCGACATACTCGCACTCGTCAATGCCTGTGCACTCCATCTGCATCTGCATCTGGTGCACGTAGCCAATCGGAATCTCAGGCTTCTCTGCGCGACTCATCGGGCACTTGAATTCGACCAGACGTCCATAGCGCCGAGGGTCATCGTCAAGCGGGATAATCAGCCCATCCGGTGAGGCTCCGAGAAAGGGATACCGCGGATGCTGGGCGCAGGAGACATCAAGAATCGTGCACCGCGTGGTCTCCTCGTAGATGCGCTTGGCCACCGGCTCAAACCGAGTTCCCCACAGCAGAGCCGGAATGGGGTTGGACACCCCTGCGTCTCCCGTCGACGGAGGCTCGAGCTTCCGCAGCATCACCTCTTTCCGCCCTTCGGTTGAGCCGAAGACCTTGTAGACTTCCGACGCTGTAATCATTTCGCCTCGCTTCGCGTGCCATTGTGTGGTCCGCTGATCATTCTGCCCGTAAAGACGGAGAACACGTTCAAAGGCACGGTCCCGGAGCCAGAGGCGGCCGACGTCTCCGAGCATGAGGGCGTCAACGATGGGGGTAACATGACGTTTGAGTGCACTGTACGAGAGTCCCGGTTGTAGAGTACGGCAAGCCAATAGGAACTGGCGGACACGAGTCCCGAGATGAGTACAGGGGCGATTTTCAAGGAGCCATTGAGAGAGGACATCCTCCATTACTCTTGTCTCTCTTCAGTTTGCGAAGGTTCGTTTTCGGGAGGGTGAAGGAGGGCCTGAAACTCCGCCTCTGTAATCCGAGGGATGACAATGTCCTCCTGCTCGGGAATGTCAACGCCCTCGAGAAGTTTGGTCTCCGTTGTCATGTCCGACCACATCTGCTGCACGATGGACTCCAGCTCGGACTCGTGGGCTTCAATGAGTGTGAGGTCAGCTCCAACCTCGGGGACCATCGCGAGAGGATCGACGGAGATGTCCACTGTCCAGAAGTCGTCCGGAAGTTTTGGCTCGCTCATTATACACACGAAGCCATTTTCTATGAAAGCCCCGAACTCACACATGGAGACAATCACCTCGAAAGAAGACATGGTCCTTCGGCGTCTGTCCACCTTTTATTCCGACGCGGGACGTCTGTCCCGGATCCAACCGATTCTTACAGGGGAGTCCAAGATTAGCCTGCGTCTGCTGGATTGGCTTGTGACCAATTACGCGAAGAAGCACAACATCGCCTATCTCACGACGGAGGGCCGCGACGTCAATATCTACCTCCGGTACAAGGCTAACCTGCGCGCGTACTCAAAAAAGATGTTCGACCCGTTCTGCCGCTGGAAGAAGATTACGTTCCTCGGCCTCAACACGACCGTCGGACAGCTGAACTTTTTCCACTGGGTCCTCGAAGATGAGGTCTTGGAGTATCTCGAAGCCAATTATGATGCGGTTCAAGCCGACATGGATTCTTGCTCCACAACTCTCCAGCCGAAGGAGGGAGACCGCCGGAAGCGTCACGAGCTGTCTCGCTCTGCCACCAAAGCGATTTGCCTCTCGGCGTTCACGCTGTCGGTAAAGTTTGACTAGCAAGAGTAATGTATTCCATCCTCGCCCCCGAGTTTGTGTACACGGATATCTCCCCCGATATTACGGAGACCGATATTGATGTCGTCTCGGACCTCTGGGTCATGGACGGTCGGGAGGTGTATCGCGGTGGACGGGACCCGCGGTATACGCATGCGAACGTCTATTGGCTCTACGACCAGGACCTCCAGCGTGTGGGATGCTCGGAGCATGCCCGCGACAATCCGGGAGACGTTCGGCTTCTGTGGTTTCAGGAAGACGAGTTTGGAACTCTGCTCCAGGAAGACGGCTGGACAACGGACGGGGACCTCTGGAGCCGCCTGCCCAAGGCTCCCTTTGAGCGGTTCCTGAATGAAGGATGGACGACTGTCGAGAGCTTCCTCGAGCAGTGCCTCCACGGACCTCTTCGCATTCTCACCCCTGAGATGATCATCCAGCGCCCGACGGTCTACACCTGCGTCACCTGTGGAAAACGGTCTCTCCGGCCGTCTCGCTTCTGCACGAACGTCGAGGCCCCGCTGGATCTGCCCCAATTGGAAAAGGTGTTGTTTGTTGATTCCGACTTCATCCTTCATACTCCGCCCCCTGACTCCGAGGTCTTTACACGGCTGCGGCTACGTTCCGGCGGCGATTCGCAGCAGGCTTCGCAGGCTCAGGAGCCGGTGCCGGTGCAGGAGCCGGTGCAGGAGCCGGTGCCTCAACAGGAGCCTCCTCCTCATCAAGCGGAACCGCAGCCGGAGCATTCGTCTCCTCCTCAATCTCGTCCGCGAACACCTGAGCCGCCGTCAGACGCTGGGGAGGAGCAACCCGAGCATGCGTGATGCGCCAGGTGACACCGAAGCCCTGTCCGGAGACATAGACACTCGGCGTGACGACGATGGAGGCCTCAACTCGCTTGGGGAAGACCGCGGAGATGTTCTCGAGGTCGACTGCAATCGGCTTGCCGGTGCTGTCGGCGACATCCATGCTGACGACGCCGTCGTAGACCGGGACCTTCATGCGGAAGCTGGGCGGGTACTTGCCAGACGGAACCCACTCGCCGTTGACACGCTCGACGCTGGGGCTGAGGAACTGCTTCATGATGTCAGTCAGAACCTCGCGAGTGCGAGACTTGCCGAACCACTTGGCGCTGTTCGCCGTGCCGACGTCGAGGAGCTTCTCCTGCATGTCGAGGAGGAAGTTGTAGAGGACGCCGAACTCGCCAGCGCTGGCGTCAGCACGCTCCTTCGCGTAGGTGTCGCAGCCCTTGAGGGTCAGCGCCATCTGGTAGGTGTTGCCATTCTCCGTCTCGCGGATGTTGATTCCCATCGGGTACATGGACTTCGGGATGCGAATCTGAAGGCTCTGTCCATTGTACTTAATCGGAACAGTCTTGCCACCCGCCTTGTTCATGCGGATATCGCCGAAGGAGACCTTGGAGGCATCAAGAGTGGACGCAGAGATGATTGCAGTGGTAGACATTGTGTGAGAGTATACATGCCTTCCCCCGCAAAACCCCCGATCCGTTTTCAGAGCATATTTCCGAATTGATAAGAGATGCCATCGTGTGCGTCGGTGCGGAAACGGGGGAGTCTGGATCAGTGCCCCTTGAAAGCTCTCGCTGGACATACCCTCTGTGGGGTACATGCACGGTCGAAAGTGGTCACACTTTGGGCCACCGTGAATCAAGACAAGGTTGGAGCTGCGAATCGAGTTCAAGCGTGGGTTCGGGGGACCTTGCTTCGTCGCCGGCTTCGATTGGGAGGACCTGGTGTTCTTCGTCGGGCCGGTCTCTCGAATGATGAGGATTTGGTCACCTGCGAAACCTCAGACCGCCAGTACCCGCTGGACTATTTCGCCTTCGAGGAGAATGGGAAGGTCTGGTGGTTCGATTTTGCGACGCTCTGGAAGTGGGCCCAGCGTTCGACTGAGCCTGCCAATCCATACACCAAGGTTCCCCTGTCGACCGAGACGCGAGTCCGATTGCGGAAACTGTGGTCCTATCGACGGCGGCATCGAGAACCCACACCCTTGGACCCTCGAGAGGTTCCCGAGCGACTGACGGTGCGATGGACGATTATCAGTCAAGCCATTTCAGATTGTGGATTTGGGTCTCTGCCCGTCCAGCCGTTTCTCCAACTTGGGACACACGATTACGTTCGCATGTTTCGGTTTTTGCGAGACGATGTGGCTGCCACCCTTCCGGGCAACCTGCATGCCTCCGCTCTCATTCATCGCTGCCTCATGACAGCGTGGTCGATGTCTCCCGACCAGGTCGCCCTTCAATGTTCCTATGCCTTGATGGCGATGCTGTGTCATGCCGAGACTCCGTTTCCCCTCGCCTTCTGTCTCCTGTCGGCTCTCTATCGCCTCTGAAAACGGATTGATTCAGGACTCCCAGGAGAGTCGTGCCCAATGAATATC